ACCCGTTTGAGATCCTGGTTGTAAAGAAAATCTTTGATTTGGAGATAACGCGTAATTTATACTGTTTAAGTTAGATGTTCCATAAGCAAAATTGAAAGCACTACTCATTACAGCTGTAGCTGTATTATCTATTAAACCTCCGCTAAGAGGGAAGAAGTCTGCTGTTATTCTAGTACCTGAAGCGTAATCTTCGTCAAAAGTAGCACTAGTAACTCCAATCCCATTAATACCAGTGGATATATTCTGAACTTCATAATTCAAGTCAGAAATTAATCCAGTTGTTGTAGCTTCATAGAATATCTCTAAAGCAGATGTGTATGGAGAAGTTTCATAAACCGCTAACCCCATTTCATCCGGATATGGATATGGAGGTGGTGTTCCAGCTGGAGCCAAATATAAATCCTCAGTTAAACCTATAGTTTTTTGAGTTGATATTTTAGCTATATAAGGTTGAGTATTGTAATCATATATAGTAAACGGATTAACATCACCCGCTACTGGAGTTCCTGTTGTGTCTATAGAGTCTGGAAATATATCTTTCACAGTACCAACTAGGTTCACATCATCCGCAGAGGATAAAGGATCAAATTGAGTAGTTCTATATGTTACCGCTGGTGTACCCGTGGTGCTAGATACTGTATTAGTTACTCTACCAAAAAGAGTCACATTACTAGTAAACTGATTCTGTAACGGTCCAACATCATTTAAGTTTCTTGGAATTTTATTTATATTATCAGAAATCAATGTTGTGAAAGCTGTTTCACCTCTTTCTTTTATCTCCCCTTTTATTGGGTAGCCATTAATAATACCTGGTAAGTAAACATTATAATAATCTTGCTGTTGTTGTTTTATACCTACTCTATAGCTATAGAATCCATCTACATTTATAGTGTAAGCAGCGTATGATCTTGGTAGATCAGTTATAAGTAAAGGTGGTTCAGGTCTAGTTGAGCCAGTTACGTTATCAAATAGATACTTCCTAGCTACTTCATCTTTTGTGAATATTTGTATACCTAAAACCCCAACCATTAAGTTGCTCTCTATTTCTGTATAATCTGTGTATTCAGCAGATAAGCTTTTACCTACAGCAAAAACCGTAGTAGCAGTTGTTGGAAAGTTTGGAAATAAAGGTTTAGCAGCGTCTGTTGTACCTGTTATATATTTGTAGTAATTATTAGTAGTGAATAGTAATTCAAACTTTACTATATCACCTAAAAGAGCTCCAGTGGTTAATGTTGCGATTGGATAAGACCCACTAGTGTTAACAGCGTAATCAGTTGTTGGAACTTTAACCCAACCCAAACCAGTGTTCTTGTACACGTTATATGAATTACCCGCAGTAACTACTTCGCTAGAAAGTATACCTGTAAAACCAAAAACAGTTTGAGCTGCTGTAGATGTTAGTTCTTGTGTTGAATAATCTCTAAAGTATACAGAATCTGGTGCAGTCTCTGGTGATCCAGCTACTTTTTGTATAGTATAATAATCCCCAACAGCGTAAGCCCCTGGGTAACCACTAACTCCATTTGCAAGTGGTGCTTCAGGAATCAAACTGTTAAAGTTTAATTGAAGAGTATCACCTTGCCAGCTAGGAATAGAGGAATTAAAACCAACACTATTATAATCACTAAATACATTTGAACCAGGTTGTGGATCACCATTAGCATCTAAAGTGTTATCATAGTTTGATAATATTATATCTGTCTGTCTACCGAACTTGTCAGCTAGTATAATACCAACTTGATAATTTCTGTTTTGTTTTAAAGAATGTTGAGGATATTCTGTAAATATTTGGTTATTTTTTTGAATGACATCAACGTAGTAGTCTAAACCTTTTTGCCCACTTTTACCTTGTACGAAGTTACCATACATAATTCTATTCCCAGCAGTTTCTTGAGCTATTGCTCTAACTGGAACTTTATCATATACTCTACTAGCTTCACTAGAAGGAAGGGTTTTTATAGGGGTTGTAGACTGGTAATCATACTGAAATATGTTCGTATTATTAAGTCTTTGTATAAAGCTATCATTAACTCTAATCGTTTCTAGAATTTGATACGCTTGAGCATCCGATTGCTTAAACACTATATCAATTCCTTTTATCTTGTAGTCATTGAGTATATCTAAACTAGGTAAAGGTATGTTTAATACAGCATTATTAACTGAGTTTTGCATAAATTCCACAACCGTAGTTACAAAAGCCTGTGTTTCGTTTTCATTTAAAAACTGTCCTTCTTGCTTAGGTATAAATACATCTTGACTGAATGGTGCTATTACTGAATACTCGTTGTCATTAAATCTAAATCTATAGCTAAACTTAACAAACCTGTCAGCTAAGTAATCTGGGTCACCATTCCACCCGTTGTATCCACTGTTTCTTTTTAACCTAACAGCATATCCATTTCCATCGTCAAAACCTGGTGCCGTTGTACCTGTAGTGACAAGTTGATCAGTTGATAATGTTTCGATCCAAGTAGAAGTTGATGTTTCACTTGTCCAATAAGCGCCTTTTGTTGTAGTTCCTGCGAAAGCACCTGTTGTGTCCCTCCACCCAGAAGGTAAAAGACTAAAACCTGTTGTATTAGTACCTGGATTAGCGTCCCATAGGTTTAAAGATTTTATTCTTGTAGCTGCAGTACTAGGTGTAGAACCTTTAACAGTTACCCAATCAGCTGCGTTCATTATAGTAAAGCCATTAGGAGCTATTCCTCGACTATCTAAAACAGCATGTCTGTTATATAGTTTCCCATAAGTTACACCATTTGCTAGGCTATTGTCATAGTAACACCAAGCTCCTGTTCCAGCTGAATTAGCTGCTATCCAAGCGGCACTATCCGCTGCTTGTAGTATTACATCTCCATTTTTATATTTAGACGCGTCTAGGTTTATAGCGGAAAAGGTTTCTGATGCAATCTCGGTTTGTATAGGATCACTAGCGTTAGACATAGTCGAAGGTTTCAACGTAGACGTTGACCTTAAGTTTATGAACTCAGCAGCTTTATATGGAGCAAATTTAGCTACAGATATTTGATCTTCGTTTGTGTAATAACCGAGAGGGTTTGATACGTTTATTTTTCTAGGTTGGTTTCTGTTGTCATTAAAAAACAGTAAGTTTTCTATTAGACTAACACCATTCATTCTAGATGTTTTAGAGAAATTTAGAAAACTACCACTAACTAAAACTGTAGTAGTTTCACCAATAGCGTTATATACTGATATTGTACATGTATTTGTTAAAGCTGCTTTAGGTTGACTTGGACTCGAAGTGAAATCCGTTGTGAAATAGTAAGCTAAACCATTCGTGTGATCCTCAAGAACCCCAATGATCTCCTCACCAGTTACACTACTATCTATGACTATTGAGTTACCTAGAATAGCTTCTAGAGCACCAACATCACTTCCTTCTGATCTAGAGACAGCTACATTTAAAGCGTCTCTGTATTCATTGTTTGGTATAAGTCTATCATCAAGATCCTTGTTCATTTTGGATTTGATGAAACTATTTTTAGCCTCTGCCATGTATTATGATTTTATCCATTTAGATTTTCCTCTCATTACTTGAACAATCTCGTCAAGTTTTATGTTGGATAATCTTATTTTAGCGTTTCTTAATTTAGCACTCTTCTCTCTTCTAAGTCTCTGAACAACATATTCTGGTTGGTTGATCCTAGTTGAGATTATAGCATGCAATATATAGGCGTACATAGCGTCTTCAGCTAATTTAGGTACTCTACTATCTAAGTCGTAAGCTAGTCCATCTGAAAGATATTCTAAAATTATCAACTTATTAACTAGATCACTTGAGAAAGATATCTTACCTTCTCTCTCGTTTAAATTAAACCACCCATTTACTTGTGAGTACTGAGGATCTATACCGTACATTTGTCCAAAACCACCACCAATTACATTACCTAAACTATCCCAGTTATAAGCCCACATATCATTAGTGAACTCGTTAGTGAAATCTCCGTTTAGGAAACTAGTGTTAGCATTGTGCCATCTGTCTTGAGTTATAGAAGTACCTTCTGTATCGTTACCGTAATTATCTTGTGTTGGTATACCAGCTGAGTCCTGAGTTTGAGTATAATAAGGGCTAGTTGTTAAATTATTTGTTGGGTATAGAGGATGCTTAACTCCTAAACTATCAACCCATGACATTTTGACATAGTTTGTATAGTCTTGAGGAACTACTAGTGTTAAACTAGGTGGAACAGTTAATTCAGCAGACTTAATACTCTTTAAAGTATCATAACTAAATTCCTGCATAGCTCTTTTAGCATGGAATATTATATCAGTTCTTTTAACGTTTGGTATAAGTTTATCTCTACCTACGTAACCTACTATAAAGTTACTGACAACATCATTAAGTTTTACATATTGATAACTCCCATAATTATCCTCAACAGTTTCACCAAAAGCTTTTTCAGCTGCGGTATTTCCATACTTACCACCATCTAATATACCTAACTGAACAACTATAAAAGCATTAGCTCCAGGAGCTGCTGTTAGCTTTACTGTGTTATCGTTAGTTAATACTATTTGAGTTATCCATTCACTCCAAGAACCAGCTAAACCAGTGGCACTTGTATATACTTTAAAATTATTTAATCCATAGTTTATATCACTAGGATTCCAACTAGTAGAACTACCTAGTATTAAGTTACTATCAAAATCAGTTATGAATTCTTGATTACCTGCATCAACTGCAGCTCCTCTAAAGCCTTGAGACCCTTGGTAATATTGCTGAGCGTTCTCAGTTACTAATCCGTTACTAGTTGGTTGTATAGCCATGTTCTATTAATTTCTTTCGTTTTGTTGTTCTTGAGCTATTTCACTTGCCGCAGCTTGTACTATAACTTGATCTTTTATAACAATCCCAGCATAAAGAAGTATTTGTATTATAACATTTGTTTGTTCTGTTATATCTAACTCAAAATTAACTGAAGTTGTAGGATCCCATATGTAATAGCTAGAAGCAGAAACAGGTAAACTCAACGTGAAATTCCATGTTGGGTTTGAAGGTTTTCTTATATAAGTAGCTTGTATGCGATCATCTATTTTTTGTGGGTGAATTTCTATCTCCTTGTTATCATATAGATATACTGGGAAATAATCATTCGGTTTACTTATAGGTGACATGTTTAGTAAAGCTAATTCATTTCTTTGAATCGGCTCCACCGCTCTATCGTCTCTGTATAACACAGTACCTAGTTTGTAAAAGTCTTGTGGGTATAGCGTAATAACTATATTATTAGCGCTACCTGTTGGAAGTGAAGATGTTAAAATAAAGTTTCCTCCAGTTATAGTGTAGTCAGCATAAGGCAAACCTAAGTATGTCACTTTTACAGTACTATCTTCTACCTCGCTTTGAGTGATAGTTGTTAGAGGAAATGTTGTTTGAAGATTAACTGACGATATCAGTTGTGTCCCACTAGCTACTCCAGAAGATGTAGGAGGGGTGAAGAACGCTTTTTTTGTGTTAGTTGCAGCTACAAAACCACAATCACCTATTGTTTTAAAAACATCTAGTCTTTCTTGTACTGTTTTATAACGATCGCCATATTCGCTCTCGTTTTGAGGCACTCGTAGTTGTTGATTTATAGTCTCGAAGTAAGTATCTAATATATCAAGTTGCACCTGAGTTGCTAATTTATTAAACTCATTAGGTGTTAAATAACCTCTTTGCTCCTTATTTATTATCAACAAGACTGTTTTATAAACCTGATCTACGTTTATTGCCATTTTAATTTTTTATTTATAATAATAAGGCCCGAGTAAACGAGCCCTATATTAGTATTACATGTTATTTAAGTTTTTTCTCGATAGACTTATATATTTCTACACCTTCGTCTGTTTTCAAGAAAGCGGCAAATGCCGAGTAAGGATTTTCATCAAATGGAACTGTCATAAGTTTCTTACCATTTGTTGCCCAAGTGAAAGAACGTTGGTCTGGTGACAAAGCTATAATACCTGCTTCAGTCGCTTTTATACCCATATTCCTTAATTGTACATTATCATCTTTTGCTAATTCCACGAATAATACTGGATTTCTTTTAGCGAATAATAATAAATCTCTTTTAATTTCTTTTGAACTCAATTCATTAACATGAGAACCAACTTCAACTCTTAGAATAGCTTCACATTCGTCAACGTCTAGTAATCTAGCCATATTTAATGCTTCTATTTCATATTCTAATGCTGTTAATTCGTCTTCAGCTATCTTTTGAGGTAATAATTCTGCAAAAATATGATCCTTTAATGGATGATATAATGAGAGTAATTTCTGTAAATTTTGTAAATTCTTTTTAACATTCATAACACCGTCTTTAAAAGTGATATGACCCATTGTTGACTCTCCTTTTTGTTCATCTACGAATACAGAAGATTGGTTTGTTGCATATTTAAGTTCTCTTTGAGCACCTAATTCTTCATCAAACCATAATAATGGATGTTTCCTAGTGTGTCTACCAGGTATTGTTAATGTTAAAGGGCTTTTACCACCTTTTAAAAAGTAATTTCTATCTTTGATTTCCCAACCATCTGGTTGAACTGTTTTTTGTTTTGCCATGATATAATATAATTGAATAATTTAATAAGAGTAATAGTTACCCCCGTTTATATAACGAGGGTAAAGATTACCTTTAATTTTGAATCCTTAGATTCCTTTGAATATAACGAAGTTATTTCTAGCTTGAGTTACTAAACATCTTTCAGATAAGAAGTTCACTTCCATAGCATCTAAAGATGATGATTGTGCTCCTCCAACTGAACCAGTTAACCAAGATTTCATACGTCTGTCATCAGCTTGTGAAGCTCTATAACGAACATGTAAGAATGGTCTTCTGATGTTAGTACCTAAAATTTGATCATACACTGTAGAAGTTCCAGCAGGAACTAAAACACCTTCAATAGAAGCGGGTCCAGCCTGTGCACCACGAGTAGAAGCATCATTTAAGTATTTCCAGTCTGTTTTGTAAAAGTCATAAGAACCTCTACGGAAACCACTAAAACCTAAGTTTAAAGCCATTTCTTCAGAGTTTTCGAATAAACCAAAAGCAGTACCACCAGCGAATCCGCCAGAGATAGAAGCTAACATATCGTCAAAGTCTAAAGCAGTGTTTCTGTTTAAGAATAACATGTTTTCTTCAATTGCTCCTTGAGTATCTAAATTCTTTAAGATAGCGTCAAAAGCGTCTAATCCAGCAGCAGCAGTAAATCCTACTTCTACGTTACCACCATTTTGAATAGCAGCAAATAAACCTTCTGTTCCACCACTAATAGCAGCGATTGGAGATGCAGCAGTTGTTAACTCACCTTCTACCATAGCCATTTCTAAGTAATCTTCAAAACGTAAACGAGTTTCAGATTCAGCTTTTAAATACCATAAGTATCCTCCAGTTCCATCTTCAGTAGCAACTTCAACCCAACCGATCTGAGCAGTGTCAGAACCAGAAACAGTATAAGTACTTCTAATGATAATAGGAGAGTTTGAGAATGTAGTGAAAGCAGGATCAACAGTAACCATAGGGTTATTTGCGTTGTTCTGTGCATTTGCACCAGCTACAGCGTTAGTTGTTTGACTTCCTTTTGTGAAATCAGAACCATATACGAAGATCTTAACAACACCAACTAAACCAGCAGTTGTTAAAGTAGCTGCAGTATAAGGTTGGATTACTAATGCTCCGGTAGTAGTATTAGATGAAGTTACTAAACATTTAGCTTCAGCACCGAAATTATCTAATACAACGATAGTTGCACCAGGAGATACCACGTTAAGAATCTGAGGCTGTACGTTAGCTCCAGTAATTGGAATAGTAATTGTTAAACCACCACCTGAAACAACACAGTTGTTGTAAGAGATATGTAATCTATTTTGCTCAGACCAAATTACTTGATCAGAAGTCATTGGCATTTCAGCACCAACCATACGTAAAAATCCAGATAACGTTCTGTTTCCGTAACGCTCTACTTCTTGTTCGTAAAGCTCTGGTAAGTATTGTTGTGCGAAATTGTTTGAATTAGCTCCAGCACCGTTGAAAGCTAAAAAGTTTGACGCTAAAGTCTGTTGACTTTGCGATGGTACAATAGTACCGAATTGTGGGCTTAATGCCATAATTTTAAATTTTTAGTTAAATTTTCTTGTTTTTATTTTTAATTTTGATGAGTCTAATCCGCTAATCGATTTTACTTTTAAACCATTTACAAAAACATTTCCATCGGCAACTTGCCTAGGTCCTTCTTGTGATGGGTTTTTAGATCCTTTGATGATGTCTTTAACACCGTCAGCTTTTCCTTGTTCGTAAAAGTGATGAGCAAGTTTATCCGCATTCATTGCAGCATACATAGCTTTGTGATATCCAGCAGGATCCGTTAAACTTCCATTTGAATCGGTATATCTACCAACGAAGTTTTGAACATCTGACTGTGTCTCACCTACTTTACCTGGATCCTTAACGCCATATCTAAACTTTTTATCTCCAACGTTGAAATCAAAACCTTTGAATTCTTGTCCGAAGAGTTTTTTAGTACGGTCTCTAAAATCTCCATGTAATTTTGTAGCAGCTTCCTGTGTCTGCTTGTATTGGTCGTAAAAACTTACGGCTTCTTGTTGTTCTTTAGTAGTACCCGGTCTCAACTTGATCTCGTCGTAATATTTACTTTTTGAACTTTCTAAGTAGCTTTTAGCATTTGCAACCTCTTCCTTAAACGCAAGTTTCTTCTTACGTATTTCTCTAGGCTCGTCTATGTCTTCATCAAACTCGAAGTTGTCTTCCATTAAGAATCCAATCTCTTCTTGATCTAAGTGTGGTTTTGCCTTTGTATAATATTCTCTAAGCATGTCTTTTGGACTGTGATTAGAGTAGTCTTTATTAAGTGCTACATAATCTTGCACTGTTCCACCAGTTTCTTCCATGAAAGCAACTAATTTCTCTATATTCTCTGGTAAAGGCTTTCCAAGTACTTTTTCGTCTCTTATAGCTTCTTTAGCTTCGTTAACAACTTGTTTTACTTCCTCTTGAGTTATTTCTTGGAGGGGAGAATCTTCTTCAATAGCTTCGTTGGATACTTGTTTGCCCAACTCCTGGCTATCTCCGGTTCGTTCTTCCACATCCATCTCCTTTGTTTCTCCGATTTGAATGGCATTGTCTTCTGTTTTAAAAGTTTCATTAGGTATTGTTACCTTATGAAGACTTGAGTCTATTTCACCAGTTGCTTCTGGCTTTGTTAAATCTACCTTTGTTATCTCATTGCTACTAATTTTAGCTAGATTCTTAGGTCTCTTTTTTTTCATTTTAAAATCACCTTCTTGCTTGATAGGTTCATTTACTTCTGTTTGTTCTGACATGATAAAATATTATATAATTATTAAATAGTTAAATAGGTGGCATCATGTTTTGTAAACCGAATGTACCTAATTGCGATGAGTCTCCTCCTTCAAAGTCAACCGGAGCTGCATCATTTTGTCGTTGATTTATTAATTGACTCTGTTGAGTTCCTTGTAGTTTTACTCTCTTATCTTTCCTGTCCTCGATCTCTTGCTCTTTCCCTCCTTCTTGCTGCATTTTTAACTGAGCTAATTGCATTTGGTACTCAAACTCCTGAGCCATTAACTGTTGCTTTATTAAAAGTTCAGCCTGCATTCTTTGTTGTTCAAATTGTGATTTAGCTTGTTCTATCTGAACCTTACCTTCTGTTAAAGCTTGATTTTTCTGTAGATCAGCCATAGCAGCAGCTTCAGAGGCTTGAGCTTGAGCTTCACCTTGAGCTCTTATCATTTGCTCTTGCTTAGCTTGTTCAGCTTCCATTTTTCTAGTTCGTCTTTGCTTTAGTAATTGGTTAGCTAACTTAAGGTTTTTAATCTGTCTTAAATCAATAGCGTCTTCCAAGTCTATACCTCCGCTTTGTAAAGCTATCTGTATGTTTTGTTCTAATTGAGCTTGTTCCTCTTCTTCAGGTTCTAGTTCTAAAAATATACCAAAATCATGTAGATTCAAGTTAGATACTTCACCTAGTGTCTCTGCGTTAAACAATGATATACTTTCTATTAAAGCGTTACGTGTTAAAGGGAAAGATAAAACATCAGCTATTTTTAACGAAACATTCTCACATATTCTAAGAGCTAAATAAAGACTAGCTTGATTGATATGTTTAGTAGCTATATTGGATTGATTAGCAGCCATCTTAGCTATACCTACAAGAGCATCTTTATCTTGCATGCTACCATCTCTAGCTTCATTAAGACCCGTCACGTCTCTAATCATTTGTAAGTAGTAGTTATAAGTCATTATAAGACTCTGTAACTTAGCTCCTGAAGCAGAAGATGAAAGTTCTTGAATAGGCACTTTACCTCTATTCATTTCACCATCTTGTGTTAATGATCTACCAACGATAGAACCAGTTTGGAAGTACATGTTAAGCGCTTCTGCTGGGTTGTAATTTGTTCCGTTACCTAAATCAACTTCAGCTAAACCATCCATATCTAAGAATACACCGTCTGGTACCATTCTAGACAATACTTGCTGCATCTTTAAATGAGTTAATTGAATCATATCAGCAAAACCAGTGATTTTACTAACTAAAGATTCAATTCTACCCTTATACATTCTTGGAGCACAAATAGCATAGTTCATTTCTACTCTAGTAGAATCTGACATAGGCCTAGTCATGTTTTCCGATAATTCCCACTTTAACATAGTGTTAGTACCTAAAACCTTAACTCCAGTGTATAAAACCTCTATAGTTCTAGAAACTTTATCATAAGTATCAGCTTCTGGTGGGTTGAATTCGTCTGTTTTTTGTATAATTTTCTCCAAACCATTATCAGTGTATTTCAACTTGAAAACCTGGTTCATGTATGTTTTGTATTCAAAATACATAACCTGCACAGTGTTGGCATCGTAATTACCATAACCTGTTATATATTGCCTATTACCAGGCATCTTTTGAATTCTTTCTAGCTCCTCTTCAGATATATCTGGAAATTGTTTCTTTAATTCTGGTAGTGTTATAGCTTTTACTTCTCCAACATAGTATATGTCTTCAAAGTTTGGATCTTCAGTATATGAGTATATAAGGTTAGCAGGGTCAACATAGTCTACCACTATACCATTAGATTTATTGAAAGTGGTTTTAGAAGCTCCAATTCCACATACTACTAAATCTTCATTAACTCTACGCTTAGTTAACTCCCATCTATTTCTAGCTAGAGTAGTAGTTATAGCTTCTTCCTCAGCGATCTCAATGGATTGCTTATAAGATAACTGCATATGTAACTCTAACTCTTCTTTTGTTCTAGGCAACTGTTCAGGTAGCATATTTGATTGAGAAGCATCTATACCCATAGTCTCCATAGCTATCTGTATTTGCTCTCTAGCATACATATCAGCAGCTATAGCTACCGCGTAGTCTGTTCTTTTCTTTACAGACTCTGGGTCTTGTGAGTAAGCTTTTATATCAAACTCTTTCTGTGATATACCATTTACAACTATATTAACAAACTTAGATATAACTGGTACTGGTTTCCAATCTAAATTCAAATAAGACAAATCACCATTTATAGATAACTCGTCTTTATATTTTTGGGTAGATTGTTCCCCTCTAGCATATAGTCTCAAGTTGTGGAAATTACTCCAACTAGTTAGGTATCTATTACCGTTAGTCCTACCTTGATTAAACCACTCCGTTTCAATAGCAGATGCCACTTGTTCTCCGTATTCCCACGAAGCTTTCTCCGCGTCTGGTACTACCTGACTTGGAAAGGCGCTATTAGAATTAGTATTTATCTTCATTTATTCCTGTATTTTTGATAATGTACCTTTGTTATTGTATTTCTTAAATCCTAAGTTATATACTTGTCTTTCGACTATAGGGTTTGGTCTGTATTTGTTTTTGTTGCAAGCCATTATTGCTAAACCTGAGCTAATAGAAGCATCATGAGATGTCCTGTTATTAATATTAAACTTTGCCCAATCTTCTAATGTTCTTTGAAAATACATATCCCCATAGTTTCCATCATCTTTTAGACCTATATGTTCTTCTATATAAGATTCAATTGCAGCAGCATGTGCTTGTTTTATATCTTCACTAGAGTTTGGTATTCCACCAATTTCTCTTTCAGTTGTAGATAATTTATTATATTTCTTATCAGGTCTATTTATAGAATACCCTCTATAACCTCGTCTTTTAAAATAGTACAGTAACCTAGGTTTGTTATTCTCAGCTAGTATTGGCATTCCGTAGAATACACAAGCCATTAGAACATCTTCAAAGAATATCTCAGCAGTCTGAGGTCTAGCTATATATTCAAGAAAGAAATGATTAGGTGGTACATTCTCCATAGAGAACTTAGTTAAACCTGTTAGAGCTCCATTAGAACCTCTCCCATCCACTGTTCCTGATATATCATAACTATCACAACCAAATGCTCCAGTATGTTCGTTACCAGGCCATTTCAAACCATTCTTAGATATAACGTTGTTTTGCATTTCTAAAGGTGGTATCCATGATATATAAAACCTACCTTGCTTGCTAGGCATAAAGATAACTTTAGTATCCTTAACTCCATTAGCCCATTGAAAATTCCCTTGTGTTATTATTCCACTGTTCTTTAAATCTGCATTCCAATCTACTTGTTGGTAGATCTTAGTTAGATTAAATAAAGATGATTTTGCTTCATCTCTAAAAGCATGTTCTTCTGTTCTTGGAAACTGACGATAGAATTCATTCAAACCATCTTGGTCTTCTTTTAAACCATCAACTTCATTTTGCCAGTATTCAATTACACCTATCTTTATTTTAGATCCATATGAATCCTCGACTGGTGTTTTTGGCGTATCAAAGACAGGTATCCCATGAGCATCAATGTATCCTTCGTAGTTCCATTCCATAGGTATGAACAAAGAATATAATCCTGAACGAGTCTGTCCGTTACGGTTTCTCTCGGTAACGTTTGAGTCATTGTATAATCTTTTAAAGTTTTCACCACCTTTATCTAAAGCGTTTGATGTTGAACCCATCATACACTTACCGATAATCTTACTACCTAATCTTAATGTCGTCTTTGTGACCCTCCAGTTGTTGAGGATGTTGTTCGGCCTTTCCCATTTACCACTTTCATCGTGGACGAGGAGTTTAAGTTTCTCCCCATCGTACGAGTTGTCTCCTGTGTTCTTCCAGTCGATCGTCGTGTCGAGACCGGTGATCTCCTTGAGCGTTTCGTTCGAGTCAAGTTTTCTCCTTGTGAATTTCGACGCCGGGACACGATATGCGAGTTCCGTTTTTGGCCTGTCCATACCGTCCTGTATGGGTTTGAAAAAGAATGGGTAATTTGCGGATATAGGCACGACCTTGTCAGTGAACATCTTCTTCGCATCAGGACCAGATTTGGACAATATCCCAAACCGTGCGTCGGTTGATATAGTCGCCATGTTAACGGTCTCGTTTGATGCCATGAATGAAAACCCAGAACGTCTGTTCTTGAGATATGACATACCATAACAGCGGTGATCGGCTTTACAAGCCTCCCAGAATATGAAGAATAAGCGGTTTGACTCCCGAAAGTCTGGCTTCCCAACATCAATCTTGGCCCACTGCAAGTACACATAGTGAGAACCAGTAACATAAGTAGGCTGATCTTTGTTATAAAACCAAAAACCTTTTTCCCTATGCTCGAATTCTTTATCAATGTATTCATACCATTCTTCTTTAAAATCAACTGGATATTCCTCCCAGTCAAATATTGTTTTTATCTTACTTAGTTGTTTAGGCATTGGGACTCTTTCAAATCTATCCAGTGCAAACTTAACAATATCATCTGATTGTTTAGGTAAAGCTATCTTAAGATTTTGTATCTCATATATCTCCCCTATTTCACCAGTCTTACTAATTATAACAACATCGAATTCCTCGTTATAACCGTACTCCCATTTTTTATATCTATTCTTATGTTTTAAAGTCTTAGAATCTATATGATTGGGTATTATTTTGTGTAGTTTCTTATCGTACATTATCTAGATCGTCCTTCAGCAAAACCTTTAAAAGATTGTTCCTCTTTAACTTCCTTAGGTTTATTGTTCAATAAATCTTCCTCGTCTTCTATACGTTTTAGTATTTCAAAAGCATCAAAAATAGCTAGCTTTTTCGTAGCTGCTGCATTCTTAAGCTTATCAGCTGTAAGATCTTCATTTGAATCTACTATAGGCTCTCTAGCAACTTTGATTAATTCTTCAACTGCTACTTGCCCAGCTTGGATTATACTCAGCTTGGTTTTCTTTATGTCCATACTTAATAACAATATCATTTGATTTCATACAATATAAACGCTCTTCATCTACGATAAAATCGTATTCCCCATTAGGTGTGTAACCTACAGTGTCTCCCTCGGTTATTCCTAGCGCTTCTAATGAACTATTACCTATTTTTAGTATACCAATAAGTTTTCGTTCTTTGACAACCTCTAAACTGTCTTTTGATTCTAACGGTTTTATGAAACATCTATTATTAATAGACTTCCATTCACCGTTTCTTTTATATAAATATGCTTGATCTAAAGCACATAGATAAATTCCATCACCAAGAGAAGATCTACTTTTCTTTTTAACCCCTTTAACATCGTAAAACGTTCTAAAGACATTGTGGTGTATAACTAATAAATCACCTTTCTTTACAGGTGTTTTAAAAGCTGTTGGTACTTCTAATACCTCAGCTACGTTATTAACAAACTTATAGCTTTCTATCTTGGTATTAAGAATTATACTCTTATCTCCAATAGTTACTTCGTTATCGTATTCACTACCAACTGGTTTAACTATAAAGTCGTATAAACTCCTCATTAATACTCTAAGTCGTATTCAACAGAGATAGCCATGTTAGAGTTGAATTTCTTCCACGGCAACACCTCGTTGTTTTTTTTAATATGTATATTATAAGACCTATCGGAATCTTCAAAAAGAATATGAGAAATTTCATGACCTCCATAAACCTGTTGTCCTACAGCATAATGCATCGCATCATTTTTGTAGTCAGATCCAATGCTGATCTTTCTAATATTATTTGGCATCCTCTTCTTCGATTGGAACATACTCACCAGTTTCTAAATCAATAGTAACCTGACCATATTCTTCCTCTAAAAGTTTCTTGTCTTCTTGCATTTCTTTGTTAGACTCCATAAGTCTACCATAGATCTCTAACTTTTGAGACTCTAAAATCCCAATGTTTCTAAGGAAGTCGTTTTGAAGTTTAGTTTTCTCTGTTATAGATTTTAACTGCTCTTCTGTGATTTTCATTACTTCTGTCCCTTTGACTTCAACAGTCTTTAACTCTTTTACTTTACTCATAATTTAATTTAATTTAATTTGTTATTTTTACTTATTATCATTATCACCTAATTTTTTTGATTTTTCCCAAGAACGACCTACAAAATAAGCCCCGTATACTGTCATTAGTAATACTTGGAATATAGGTATGTATTCTTCGGTGACTGAGAATTCCCCGATGTTACCATCAAAGAATGCTAATATAGAAAATACTATTGTTAAAAAGATTAAAACCATTGGACGAATATTCTTGCTCAGAAAGCTATCTGATTTCATATCCGCCTCCCAACGACTAGTAACTTGTTGTTGAGCTTCACTATCAGCTTTCTCTAATATCTCTAGTATTAATCTCTGAGCCTCAAGTTTTTCTTCCTCGGTAGTAGTAAGCTTATCAATGACGTTACCAACTTCTTTGATAACGCCACCTGAAAGCCATTCTATAATCTTTTTCAAACTAGTACTTTACTATCCCAGCTTTTAAAGCCTTCTTGTTCTGTGCGTTTTTCTCATCCATAGTGTCGCGTCTATCCCAGTCTCCTTGATTACTAACAGTAAGACCTTTACCTCCTCTATCTTTGTCTCCAAAAATTTCAGCAGCTTTATGTCTACCGTTAGATAACACAGTTTTCATAGAGTCAATAACTCTACCTTGTTTTTTTGCTAAAGCAGCTTTACCGCGTTTCTTATCACTTGCATCAATTTTACCTCCTAAAGCCTTCATTTGATCATCAAAAGATGGTGGTGATGTCGCTTGTTTAGGTCCTCCTGCGTTGTGTAATTGTCCTGGAAGACTTCCACCTGTTTTTGACTGACGTGGTCCGCCAGCGCTTTGTTTGTATGCCATTGTTTTATTTTTAGTTTTTATTATTTTAACTTTTAATCTTATTTGCTGCGTATGCAGGAACCTCCCATGGTAATTTTTTACTACCTTCGTCGATTTTTGATCTATCGTATTTCTTACCTTTCCAGATCATATGGGTGTCAGTATAATCTAATTCACCACCTGCCATTTGTTCTAAATGAACTTTCTCATGCCTTATGACATCGTCTTGTTCTACTTTACTTAAATTTTTATCAACAAGTATAACTCCATTTTTATTAGCCTGACCCATAGTACCCTCTTCAGTTTCCATTTGATACACAGGTGTATTATCGAAAGATAACTTACCCATTTTCATTTTATATCCCATGTTACTTAATTGGTGTTTCTATTACATACTTAGCTCCTCTAAAAACATAATCTTTACCAGGGTACATTACCTTAGCGTAGCCATTATTATCAACACCTAGCACTTTAAAATCAACCCCTTTCATTGTGATTTCATTCCCAAGAATCTTATTCTGAGAATTATCTACATCGGGACTGTTTCTTAAGTATCCAGTTTTAGTTGTTTTCATCGCTATTGATTTATGTTTAAGGAATGTAAGACCGCTAAGTTTAACGGTCTTAATCCCTAGTTTTATTTTAGTCTTAACCTAA